CAAACACGGGGAATGACAAGCTTTTCGGCGTTTCGGACAACACAATCTATAACGTGTCCGCATCATCGGCATCCGCGACAACCGTTGCAAGCCTGACGCAGGCGCGCTTGCAGTTTGTGAACTTCACGACCTCGGGCGGATCGTATCTCTACACCGTCAACGGGGCTGATTTGCCCAACGTGTTTGACGGTTCGGCTTGGTCCAATCCGGCCATAACGGGGCCGGATGAAAGCACGTTTATTAATGTGAACGTGTTCAAGTCGCGGCTGTATTTCGTACAGGTCAATTCCACGAAAATATGGTATCTTCCTGTTGATAGCATCGCTGGCGCGGCCACATCGTTTGAGCTTGGCGGCGTTATGAGCATGGGCGGCAACATTGTCGCCATGGGGACGCTAACCCTTGACGGCGGTTCCGGCCCCGACGATCACGCCGTATTCGTCACAAGCAAGGGTCAGGTCATTGTCTATCAGGGTTCGGACCCTTCCGACGTAAACGCATGGGCCTTAGTCGGCGTTTATAACGTCGCGCCCCCAATTGGGTATCGCTGCCTTGTAAAAATCGCGGGCGATTTGGGGATTTTGACGACTTCCGGTTTATTGCCGTTGTCCAAGGCCATGGTGGTTGATCGTGCGTCCCTTGATAACGTCGCGCTTACAGGTCGCATTCAGAACACGTTCACGGGCGCGCACAAGGACTACGGCGACAATGACGGATGGAATGTTTGCGTTTATCCCAAGGGCAATATGTGCATCGTCAATGTGCCGGTAGATGAGGACACAACCTCGCACCAGTATGTGATGAATACCCTTCACGGCGCATGGTGCCGGTTCCTCGGCCAAAACGCCTATTGCTGGGAAGTGTACAAGGATCGGCTGTTCTTTGGCGGCATGAACGGCAAGGTTTACGAAGCCGATATTGCGTCAAGCGATGGCGGAACGGCTATCACGGCGGACCTCAAGACGGCATTCAGCTATTACGGTTCCAAGGGCACGCTCAAACAGTGGAAGATGGTGCAAACGCTCATCTTCTCGGATGGCCGCGTTGCGCCTGGGATAAAGTTCAACGTCGATTTTCAGGACAGTGTTCCGACCTATATTCCATCGTCCGGCGTCCTGAATGCGATTTATTGGGATACTTTCGATTGGGACGAAGTGAACTGGCCCGGTGAAGGGACAACCTCTCAGGAATGGCAGTCGGTCCAAGTTGTCGGTCAGTGCGCGGCAATCCGGATGCGGGTTATTGCCGATAGCGATAGCGCCAGCCCGATTACGCTGCGGGTGAATGGGTTCAACGTGATCTATGAGCGGGGCGGGTTCCTCTAATCAGTAAAGCCGATCCCGCGTTCACGCAGCCATTCCTCAATATAGGCAACGCCTTTTTTGCTTAAGTTTGGCGCTTGAAGCCAAAATAAACGGCCTTTTGCGGCAACCTGATCTGGCGTCCAATCCGGCCCAATTTCATGCACAAAGGCATAAGCGCACCGAATGCCGACGCTGGGTTTGTCTAGCCCATACTTAAGCTGTGTCGCCTTAGCCATATGTTTAAGGAAACAGCGGTGACGAACATTTTTATCCATGTAGAGACCTCAACTAACAGCAGGATGATAGCCGAAGAATGCGCTTAGTTCTAGGCCAGGATGAAGCCGTAGGGCTGTTTGCATCTGAAAATTTAGGCCGCGCTATCATCCCGCCTTTTACGTCAATGGGCATTGTTGGCGACGATGACCAGTTAGTCGGCGCGATTATCTACAATGGATACAACGGCGCGAATATCGAGATTAGCTTTTACGGCCCCGGCGCATTGCATCGGCGGTTTATCAAGGCGGCGTTCGCCTATCCGTTCGATCAGTTGAATGTGATCCGCTTAACGGCCCGCACGAAGCGCTCAAACAAGACGACTTGCAAGCTGCTTCCGCGCCTTGGCTTTGTGTATGAGGCAACCCTGAAAAACTACTTTGGCCCGTCGCGTGGGGATGATGCGGTTTTGTTCCGCATGACCCGTAGCGAGGCCGCGAAATGGATAGGAGATTAGCAATTGAATAGCCCCTCCGCCCCGAAGCCGCCAGACCCGCGCGTTGTTGCCGAAGCGCAAACGAAGTCGAACAAAGAGACTGCGGTTGCGAACGCCTATCTCAACCGCATTGACCAGACCGGGCCAACCGGAACTTCATCTTATGAGGTTGTCGGAACTAACCCGGACGGGACGCCCAAATTCGCCCAGACGACGGCGTTTAGCGCCCCCGTGCAAGGCTTGTTCGATTCAAGCATGGCGATGAACAAGGGCATTGCTGATACGGGCGTCCAGCAGATTGCAGGCATCCAGCAGCAGTACGCCAAGCCGCTCGATCTGAATACGGAAGTTGAAAACAGGATTGCGCAATTCCAGTCCGCGCGCCTTGATCCGTCCTTGCAGCAGCAGGATGAAGCGTTGCGCAACCGGTTGACTAACCAAGGCTTCCGCGAGGGTACCGAAGGTTGGGACCGCGCGATGATCCGGCAAGGCCAGATTGCGAACGACGCGCGCAATTCAATGTGGCTTGGCGCACGTCAGCAGGGCGTGAACGAGGCCATGCTACAGCGCCAACAGCCCTTGGCGGAATTTAACGCTATTCGCACAGGCGCTATGCCTCAGATGCCGACATTTACCGGCGTCCCACAGACGCAGCAGGCAAACACTAACATCGCTGGCATTTACAGCGATAACTACAACCAGCAGATGGCCGCATATAACGCCCAGAATAGCCAGAACAACGCCTTTATGGGCGGTTTATTCGGGCTTGGCGGTTCTCTGCTTGCCGCGCCGATGACGGGTGGCGGTTCGGTTGCCGGTTCATTGTTCGCTATGTCTGATGTTCGTCTAAAGCGCGATATTCAGCGCATTGGTTCGCTGGCTTCCGGCTTGCCTGTTTACAGTTATCGCTACTTGTGGAGCGATGCGCCGCAAGTTGGCGTCATGGCGCACGAAGCGCGCGAGCTGTTCCCAGACGCCGTGCGCGAGTTTGATGGGTTCCTCGCCGTCGATTATGGAAAGGTTGGCTGAAATGGTCATGGGATATTTCAGCCCCGGCGAGGGTGAACAATTCACCTATGAAGATTTGGAGCGCAGGAAGAAAATTGCCGCCGCGCTAATGTCTCAGGCCGGGGATTATTCCCCCGTCCAGTCTTGGACGCAGGGCGCGGCGCGGCTTGCTTCCGGCCTCGTCGGCGGTTTGGAGCGTGAATATGCCAACAAGCTGTCCAAGGAAGGCGGAAAAGCCTACAATGAACAACTAGCTAAAATCTTGAGCGGCGGACAGTCTGGCGGGTCCATGCCTTCCGCCGCCCCGTCTCCCATTCCTACGGGCGGCGGGTCTGCTGCGCCGCGTTCTGTTGCGATGGGCGGAAATCAGACCGAGTTTGTAAACGCCATTATGCCGCACGCCATGAAGGTTTCGGAGCAAACCGGACTTGACCCGCGCCTTGTCATCGCCCAATCCGCGCTTGAAACCGGATGGGGCAAAAGCGCGCCGGGAAATAACTTCTTCGGCATCAAATCGCATGGCCGCGCTGGCGGAAACACCATGCCGACAACCGAAGTCGTCAACGGCCAGCCCGTCCGCGTAAATGATAGCTTCCGCGCGTATTCCGATATGGGCGAAAGCGCGGGGGATTACGCCGCGTTTCTCAGGGCTAATCCGCGTTATCGCGATGTTCTCGGCGCGCAGGGACTAGATGCGCAGATCGAGGCAATGGCCCGTTCCGGCTATGCGACCGATCCCGAATATGGGGCAAAGCTACGCCAAATCGCATCTAGCTTGCAGACGCCTGACGGTATGCCTACGACGCCGGTGCCGTCTAATGCCGCGCCGATGTCTTATGCGCCCGGTCAGCAGGCTATCGCTAGCGCGGCCCCTCAGCAGCCCGCACAAGGCCAGCGCCTTGCCCAAGCGGTCACAAGCCCGCCCATCCCCGCGCCCCAGCCTACGGGCAACGTACAGCAGGCTATGACTGCCATTTTGATTGACCCGCGCTTTAGCCCGGAGCAGAAGCGGCAGGCTATGCAGCTTTATCAGATGACGCAGGCGAAGGCTGATTTTGATTTTCAAGTCGCGGGCGACCAGCTTTACCGCATTAACAAGCGCACAGGGCAGGCGGAACCCGTCCCCGGCGCAAGCGCGGCCAAGCCGTCCGATGTGCAAAAGCAGTTTGAACAGGCCAAGCGCGAAGGCTTCCAAGGCAACTTGATTGACTATCAGAGGGCGCTTGCAGAAGCGCGCAGGCCGCAAACAAACGTCAACATTGATAACAAGACGGAAACCGCCGCAGACACGGAAACCGCAAAGGCGCTCATCAAGCGTAATGTGGCCGCTATGGACGCCGCCGACAAGGCGCAGGCTGCAATGGGTGACATTGGAACGATGCGCGAAATATCGCGCCGCGTTGGCTCTGTAGGTTCTACGGCAGACCTTAAAGCTGCCATTGGCCCTTATGCGGAAGCGGTTGGCGTCAATCTTGACGGCCTATCCGATATTCAAGCATTTGAAGCCGTCATTCAGCGCCTAGCCCCGCAGATGCGCGCGGAAGGTTCTGGCTCAACCTCTGATATTGAATTTAAAGGCATGTTGGCAAGCTTGCCGCGTCTGCGCAGCAACCCGCAGGCGCGCGAGATGATCCTGGACACAATGGAAGCCAACGCCCGTTACAATATCCAGCGCGGCGACATTGCGTTGAAGGTTCTAACTAAGGAGATCAAGCGCGAAGACGGCGAAAAGATGATGCGCGCGCTTGGCGATCCGATGCAGGCGTTCCGCGAATTTAGAAAGCAAAACCCGGCGCTGTTTACCGGCCCGCCGCCGAAAGACAAACCGCGCCAAATGTCGCCGCAGGAGCGGGCGCTTGAAGAACTACGCCGCAGGGGGCGCACCTAATGGATGACTTCTCCAAGCTTTCCGACGACGAACTTCGCCGCATTGCGGGCCTTGCCCCAGATGCGCCAGTCCCGCAGGCTAAAAAGCCATGGTCTGCGTCAATTTTGCCTTTGAGCGAAGATGCTCAGGGGAAAGTGCAATTTGATAGCAACGCTGGCGTTCTTGGCGGCATAAAGCGCGCTTTCACGCTGCCGGGCGAAGTATACAGGGGCGAAGTCAACCCAGCCAGCCCGGAAGGCGTCTCGCGCGCCGTTGAAATGGCTACGGTTGTTTCCCCGGCAAATCCGGCAGTGCGGTCGGGTGGAAACTTTGTCGGTTCCACAAAGCTTTCGGGGACAAGGCCCGCAAATCCCCCCGCGCCGTCCCGCGAGGCCCTTTTCGCGGCGTCAGATGACGCTTACAATCAAGCCCGCAACATGGGCGTTGACTATTCGTCTGACGCTGTGCGCAATATGGCTTCCGGTATGCGCCAGAAGCTTGAGCAGGACGGTGTAATTGAGTCGCTTGCCCCAAAATCCTACTCCGTCCTCCGTCAGCTTGAAGAGCCGCCAGCCGGTTCTGTCGCGCCCCTCACAGGGCTTGAAGGTGCAAGGCGCGGGTTCCGAAACGCGGGCAAGGACTTCAACAACCCCACAGATCAGATGGCGGCCAGTCGACTCATTCAAGGATTGGATGAGTTCGTTACGGGTGACGCTCCGGGCAGTGTTGTTTCTGGACCCGCTGCCGCCGCGCGAGAAGCCCTACAAAGCGCCCGAGGCAATTACGCAGCCGGTTCCCGATCCGAAGCTCTTACCGGAACAGATGGGAACTCCATCCAACGCGCTGCCGAATTGCGAACCGCCGCCGCAAATACCGGCCTCAATCTTGATAACTCCCTCAGGTCAAGAATTGCCAGTCTCCTACTCGATCCTCGAAAAGTCGCCGGATTTAGTGACGCTGAAAAGGCAACCTTAGAGCAGATTGCTGTAGGGACGGGGCCGCGTAACGCAATCCGCGACTTCGGAAACACATTCGGCGGCGGTGGCGGCATTGCTGGCCCCTTGATTGGCCTTGGCGCTGGCGCAAGCACTGGTAGCGCGTCAAACGCTCTTGTCGGCGCTCTTGTCGGCGTCGGGCTTCCTGCCGCTGGCCGTGGGGCGCGCGTTACGGCAAACCGCTTGACCTTGCGCGAACTTACCAAGGCTGATGAAGCGGTTCGCAAGCGTTCCCCGCTTTACGAGGCAATCAAAGCGCAAACGCCGGATGATGTGGTGTCCCCCTTGCAGCGTGACGCGCTCATTCGCGCGCTGATGCAGGCGCAGCAGGAACAGCAGCAGTAAACAGCACAACAATTTGACTAATCAGCCGTCCTTTTGGGCGGCTTTTTTGCATTGGAGCAAGAAATGCCACGCAACGGCAGTGGGGTTATGAGCATCCCAACAACCTTCGTCGCTAACACGCCTGCACTAGCGGCTGATGTTAACACGAATTTCACCGATGTGGCTACAGCCCTCACGGGATCGCTTGCCCTAGATGGTCAGTCCGTGATGACGGGGCAGTTTAAAGCCGCAGACGGAAGCGCGGCGGCTCCGGGCGTCACGTTCTCATCCGATTTAGATACGGGCATTTACCGCAAGGGGGCCAACAATGGCGCAGCCACGGCTGGCGGCGCAATCGTTTGGGAATGGAACACCTCGGGCATTACCCTTGCCTCGGGAAAAACCCTAACGCTTCCGTCAGGCGCGGGCGGGTTTGTACCGTCAGGCGGAATCATTATGGGGTCGGGGACGGTCGCGACT